GGCCTCGACGGAAGCGACGGACGTGTTCTCAGGCAAGTCGGCTCCGCTCGGCACGTGGGCCTCGACGGAAGCGACGGACGTGTTCTCAGGCAAGTCGGCTCCGCTCGGCACGTGGGCCTCGACCGAAGCCGCCGACACGTTTGCCGGCGCGGGCTATCCGAAGCTCACCGCGACGTGGGCCTCGACCGACAACAAAGACGTAATGGATTTTGTCGGGCACAGCATCCCGGCATTTGGCCTCGACAGCTACGCAGTCGGCGGCGGAGCCGACACGTCGGGCAGCGGCACGACGAGCGGCAATGTCACCATCGAGACGAGCTACCCCGACGACGTGATCGTGCTGTGCATCGCGACCGGCGGCTTTTGGCATCACAGCACTGTCTCGTCGATCACCGACAACATCGGCCTTCATTGGGAAAAGCGTTTCAGTGAAGTCATCCCAAGCGAAAGCCGGATGGACATGGAAGTGTGGTGGGCGCACGCGCCGGCCGCCGACACGTACAATATCGTGGTCAATACTGCCGGCAAGACCGGCGGCATTTCGGTCAACGCTTTCGCAGTCGCGTCGGCAAACTACCTTGACCCGTGGGATTTGCACTCGCCGCTCGGCGTGTTCTTTGACAACGGCGGATCGGGACCGGCGCTCGTTGACATCACGACGAATAGCAACGACGGCAATTTCATTTTCGGTTTCTACGCGAGCAACGGCACGCCGACCGGCGGCCACGTCGAGCCGAGCGATCTTCTAACGTCCTACCTTGAGGGCGTCACCAAGAACGAAAAAGACGGATGGGCCATCGAAGCCGAAACCGGCATCGCGCAGACGACGAGCGCGACCACGGCCGGCGTCGTCGAATTTACTTCGACGGGCGGCGGCGCGAACAACCGATGGATTTACGCGGACGCGATGGTCGGATGGCCTAGTGGCGCGTGGGCCTCGACCGAAGCCAAGGACGTGTTTGCATCGCGCGGCGATCTGCGCGGCGGCCCGTGGCATTCGACCGAAGCCAAGGATGCCTTCGCAGGCGCGGGCTATCCGCAGTTGACCGCGACCATGCCGGCGGTCGAGCACACCGATATAATGGCCGCTACCGGCGATGTGCCGCCCTTCGGGCCGTGGCACTCGACCGAAGCCAAAGACGCTTTCGCGGGCACGGGTCGCGCCGTGCCGCCTCTGTCACTTGACGCAACCGCTCATGCGACCAACAATGACAGCGGCGGCGGCCCGGTGACGACGTGCGAAGTCACTCTCTCGACGAATAACGCCGCCGACATTATCGTGCTCATGATTGAGACCGGCGGCTTCTCATTGACGCCGAGCGTCGTGTCCATCTCCGATACTGCCGGATTGTTTTGGCAGAAACGTAATCAGCGTTACGCGCTCGGCTTCGGCAGTAGCAATCCGTCACAAGAGATTTGGTGGGCGCACGCGCCGGACATCCTGTCGGCCGACGCCATCACCGTCACCACGACGAGCGCGGGCGTCATTGACGTGATCGCCGCCGCAGTCGCCGGCTGTAATGTCGTCGCGCCTTGGGACACGCACTCGATGGCGGGATGGTACATGAATACGAACAGCGGCAATCCGCCGTGCCCGGTTCATACCAACGCCGACAACGCTTTCCTAATCGCGTTCTATGGCTCGCAAGGCACGCCGGACAATGGCACGGTCACGGCTCCGTACACTTATGAAACGGGGCCAATCAGCGCGGCGCAGCACGACGGCTTTACCTACTACGCCTCGTTCGCCTACACGATCACCAATCTTCCGCAGAGTGGCGCGGATGTGTCTTTCGGCCAAACCGGCGGCACGTATAACTACCGCGACATCATGGTCGATGCCTTGGTTGCGGCAACAGATAGCGGCACAGCCGATCCGCAGCTATTCTACTTTGACGGCGGAGCAAACACCGTGTTGTCGCTGTCGGGCGCGAACGGCTCGGCATTCATTGACGGCTTCACGACGTTCAATCATAACTTGATGTACGTGTGCGTCGTGTTCATCGAGAGCGCGACAGGTCTCGGCGAAGTGACGGGCGTCTCGGCGACTGTCGGCCAGTTGCTCAACTCGCCCGGCTTCTCGAGGCGCTCGCGTGTGACCGACAACACCGGCACGCAGGCGCTTGAAGTGTGGTGGGCGTTCTCGACCGAGCCGGCGAACAACGACACGATCACGGTCTCGACCACTGAGACGCAAGCCGGCGACACGGTGAGCTTCCTTATTTTTGGCGTCGGCGGCGCGACCGGCCAATACGATCACGTCTTTTGGGACGGCGACCCGTCGTTGCCCGCGTACAATCACAGCAACGCGGATGCCGAAGTCTCGATCAGCAACATCAATACACTCAACTTAAACACGCTCACGCTCGCGATGACGGCGAATGGCACCACGTCGGAAGCGAGCGGCACCGTCGCACCATTCTTGACAGACAACACGAACGGCTTGCTATTGAATACGTCGAGCGCGGGACCGCCGGCAAATATCGCAATCGAGTTTTTGTTTAGCGCCGGTCTCGTCGATAATGAAGTCGCACAATTCGGCGCGTCGCCACACCCGGCTACGTGGGTCGCGCTCGCAGATGCAATCCCGGTCGGCTTGCCTGTGCCGCCGCACGGCGTCCTCGCAGCCGTCGAGACGCAGGACACGACGGATCACGTCGGCAACTTCACTTCCATCGGCATCGCATCGCCCGGCGGATGGGTCGGCTTCCCGCCGAACTACACGACTTCGGCTGCGATACACGAAGCGGCCGACACGTGCACCAACGATGGCTTGTTCACCGCGCTTCCCGGATGGGGCACCGGATGGGCGGCGTTTGTGCCGGCGCACTGCACGTGGGCCTCGACCGACGCCAAGGATCACGCGAGCGGTAACGGATGGCTTATCCCGCCGCAGCAAACAACCGGACAATGGGCGTCGCGGGAATTGCGAGACCGATGGGCGTCGAGCAACATCGCGGCCGTGACCGCTGTGTGGCAATCGACCGAGCCGCCGAGCCGATGGGCATCGGCCGGCTTTCCTATTCCGACGCAAAAACCTGTCCCGGCACCACGAAAGCGGCGTCTCTTGATTATCACTTGACGCTTGCCCTCTTTTGGATTAACCATACCCCGGACGCGCGGCGCGGGGCCCTTCCGGCGCGCACCACGATCAACGGGAGATTTCCCCATGTCTGTCACATACAACACGACGCTGAAAAACACTCGCATGACTTCGGTTGTCACTGCGATTGACAACGGCGGCGCGGGCGAGTTGAACTTCGGCACGTCGAGCGGTTTCGGCGGCGCAAACTTGCTCGCCACGATCACCTTCCAAGCGACGTGCGGCACCGTCTCAGGCGGTGTGCTCACATTCAGCGGCACTCCGCTTGTCTGCGCGTCTGCGGCGCAGACGGGCACGGCGGCCGAAGCCGAAGTGCTCGATGGCGTCGGCCATCTTATCATCTCCGGTCTCACTGTCGGCACGTCGGCGAGCGACATAAATATGTCAAGCACGTCCATCGTGTCCGGGCAGTCGGTGACGCTCACTTCGGCGACCATAACTCATGGTTGATTGTGAGTTTAAGTCGGGCACAACGGTCGGCTAATTACCGCGCTGCGCATCCTGATAAAGTTGATGCGTACAAGCAAAGCCCGCGAGGCCGTCAGGTCGCGCGGGCCGCGACTGCACGTTGGCGAGCGAAACATCCAAAATCGAAAGCTGTCCTCCCGACCCCGTGTACCGCCGATCAGGAAGCGGAGGCACAACGCCAATGGTGGGCAGCTTATATGCGCCGATGGACAGCCAAAAATGAAGGCTATGCCGTCTGCACTGATTATCCGCCGCCCCCTGATGACAGCAAGTGTCAGCTTTGTGGGACGCCCGTACGCCTTCATTTAGATCACGATCATCAAACCGGACAGTTTCGCGGATGGCTCTGCCTTCAATGTAACATGGGCATCGGTCAATTAGGCGACGATGTAGCCGGTCTTGAACGTGCTCTTGCGTATTTGCTCCGAAACGGAGAACCTATCCGCCATGTGGCGGACAACCGCGAATATGAAACCGCAGCTTCGGAGCAGCCATCATGACCGGCAAGTCGGTTAAACCGGGTGCATCATGACGGGCAAGCCCCTCTTGCTCGTCCAAGGTATGCACGGCCTAGGGGACAACCTCCATCAACGCGCGATCCTTCGCGTATTGATGGAGGACCGGGCCGTGATACTCGAAACCTCTTGGGCGTGCACCTATCACGATCTTCTCGACGAGGGCTTACGGATTGTCCGTAGGCCCGTTGCTTTGCGCACGCAGCTAAAGAACGCCGAGCGCGAAGCGAGCAAATTTTCCGACATCAAAACACTGACATTGCAACACTGCGCTCGCATGAAAATCATGTATCAGAGCGGCGTCATCCGCACGTTGCCTTCGCGCACAATTCTTGAAGCGATGTTCAAGGCGGCGGGAATTCAGCATCGCTACAAAGACGCGGACTTCCGATTTCCAATCAAGCCGGCGTGGCACCAAGCGGCCGACGCCATCATCTCGACGTGGCGCACATCGAAGCCGATCATGCTCTACCGGCCGCTCGTCGAGCGCCCGGAGTGGCGTGGCAGCATCATCCGCAACGCCAATCCGCGCGACTACAATTTGCTCGTCGAGAGCATCAAGGATCGCTTTTTCGTTGTGTCCGTCGCCGATCTGGCACAAGGCCGCGAGTGGATTGCCGGCGGCCCGGCGCTCAAACCCGACATTGCCTTTCACAGCGGCGAGCTTGTTTTCGAGATGCTCGCCGCGCTCGCGTCGCGGGCGTCGTTGGTATGGACATCGAGCGGCTTCGGTTCCGTGCTCGGGCCGGCGGTCTCGACCCCCACAATCAGCATCGGCGGCGGTTACGAGCCGGCGATCTGGCACGCAGACGGCGGCAAGTTCTCGCCCTATTTGGGCATTGATCCGATCCATCCGTGCGAGTGCGGCACGTCGTCGTGTCGCAAGCCGTGCACGAAAGACGTTGACGTGCCCCGCGCCCGTGAGCTAATCCTTCCCTTCCTCGACGCCCATTCAGCACACCGGAGGCTCCCATGATCGACGGCACCAAAGTCATCGCATTCACCCCTGTCGGTCGGAAGCGATATATGGATTTGCTTGCCTCACAGGTGAAGCGCGACCACGACGCCGGCAAGATCGACGAGTGGGTTTTGTTCAATAACACTTTCACCAAAGAGGAACGCACTTACTGTGCGCAGATCAAAGAGCACTTCGGCGATTGGGTCTCGATCATCGAGTTGAAAGCCGAAGCGGTGAAATGGGTCACGATTGCCGCGTTCTACGAATTCATGACCATCGACGAGAACGCCGTGTACATTCGGCTCGACGATGACATCGTGTACGTTGACGAGAATATGGTCGAGACCCTCGTCAAGTATCGGCTCGCGAACCCGGAGCCGTATTCGGTGTTCCCGACCATCATCAATAACGTCCGCACGTCGTACCACATGCAGTGCGAGGGCATCATCCCGGTCGGCGAGTGGGGCGAAATCAAAAATGAAATGTGCAACAACATCGCTTGGACGAGCGAGAACTTCATCAACTTTCTGCACGGCAAGGCGCTCGACGCGCTCGCCGCCGGCAACCTCGTCGAGACCTTCGCGCTCAAGACGCGCCAATTCGACAACTACGAGGAAGGTTACATCTCGATCAATTGCTTCGCGATCTTCGGCAAGGATTTGGCCGCGACGAGCAAGAACGTGCACATCGACGAGGAACGCCATTTCGCTCTGTGGGAGCCGGAAAAAGCAAAGCGCCTTAACGCGCGCTGCGGCGATGCCGTCGTGATCCACTTCGCCTACCACAAACAAACCGACTACTGCGACAAGGTGGGCTTCATCACCGACTACCAGCGTTTCGTGAAGCCGCTCGACTTCATCACCAAAACACTTCCGACTGCGCCGCTCCGCGATCCGACGCGCGAGCAAAAAGATCAGAACGCTCCGCCGCGCCACGCGGTCGAGAATGCCACAGGGGCACCGCGTCGCGGATCGCAATTTCGCGCGCCTCCCCCTCAAGTCCCGCGACCGAGTAGCGTCCATCCGGGCATCCATCATGGCCGCCCGTCCGGGACATCGGTGAAAGCGTAATCGCCGCAAATTCCTTGGGAGAGTGTGATGACAACTTTGACGCAAGAGTTGGACCGTATGCGTGCAACTGGTCGTAGTGATGGGCCGTACACGCACGATCTTAACAACACAACCGGCTTAATCGAAATGATTGAGTACGCCAAGCCGAAGCGCGTGCTTGAGCTTGGGTCCGATCTTGGCGTCTCGACGGAATGCTTTTTGTTGCTGTGCGAGGAAGTAACCGTCGTCGATCCGTGGCACGACTATCCTGACCATTATGACCGCTTCATGCAGCGGTGCGGCAAGTATCCGAGTTTGAAGCGCGTCATCAAGGGCTACAGCCCGGAGGCGCTTGCGGACCTTCCCGACGCATCCTTCGATCTTGTCTATATCGACGCGGTGCACATTTATCAGCCGTGCATCGACGACGCTCGCGCGGCGCATCGGCTTGTCGCACCGGGCGGATGGATTGCGGGGCACGATTACTCGCCGTACAACATCGACGACATTGTTCCGGCCGTCCATGCGATGTTTGGTGAAGAAAATCTCAAGACGTACAGTGAGGGCAGTTGGCTTGTGCCACGGCCCGACGTGATCCCGGAAACACCGTCCGCGACCGGCCGACTTCTCCGCTCGCCGTCAACGCCGTCCCCGGTGCCCGTGCCGCCGTCCCCCGCGCCGTTGCCGACGCTGTTCAAGCCCGGCAGCATCAACTTCCGCACCCGCGCTCTCCCGCAATCTCCGCGCGGCAAGGGGGTCAAGGCATGAAGTAAGGAAACCGTCGTGAAGTATCGTCTCCATATCCCTTACGCGAGCCGCACCGACTTGTTGCAACAGGCGGTCGAGAGCGTGCGCGCAATCGGCAACATCCATCTATGGGCGGACGGCTGCGCGCCGGTTGACTATGCCGGCGTAGAGATGCACGTGCTCCCGCCGCTCGGTCCCGTCTCGGTCATCAACCTCATGCTGCAAAATTCGCTCGACGCGGGCGACGATGTGGCCTTCCTCATGCACAACGACGCCTACTGTCTGCCCGGCGGCGCTGAGATGATGCTCCGCCGCGCGTATGAGCAACATGCGAAGGGCGGCAAGTGGGGCGCGTTGTTCTCGCTCTACGATGTGTTCATGTGCGTCAATCTCGCTGCGATCCGCGACATCGGATGGTGGGACGTTCGCTTTTTCCAATATAAAGCGGACAACGATTACTATCGCCGCATGAGGCTCAAGGGATGGGAAATCATCGGCTACAACACCGACGACGTGCCGCTCAAGACGAAGCGTGAGTATCCGCAAAGCCCTGTCGTCGGCGCGCTCATTCACGAAGGCTACAAGGTCGTCCATCATGGCTCTGCCACGATCAAGTCCGACGATCTTTTCCGCCGCAAGACGCGGTGCTTTGAGACTGCCATCGCCGACTATTATCGTCTAAAGTGGGGCGGTGATGTCGGACACGAACGGTTCACAACAGAGTTTGGAGCGTGACATGACAAAGGTGCTCGTTACCGGCGGAGCCGGTTTCATCGGATCACACGTGGTCGAGGCTGCGCTTGAGCGCGGCTACGAAGTGACGGTGATCGACGATCTGTCGCAGGGCCGGCGCGAGTGGGTTGATACCCGCGCCAAGTTCATGCAGGGAAGCGTGCTCGATCTTGACCTAATGCGCGACTTCTCCGCCGGCATGGATGGCATCTTTCATCTCGCCGCGATGTCGCGCGTTCTGCCGTCAATCGGCAAAGGGCCGGCGTCTGCGCTCGGCTCCGCCGAAGCAAATATCACCGGCACGCTCAACGCGCTTGTCGCCGCAGCCGAAGGCGGCGTCAAAAAATTCGTGTACAGCGCAAGCTCGACATTCTACGGCCGCAGCCCGGCTCCGCAGCATGAAGGCGACCCCGTTGCCGCACACACACCCTACGGCGTGAGCAAATATGTTGGCGAGCTTTATTGCCGACAATTCTCGGCGATGTTCAATCTGCCGACCGTATGCCTCCGCTATTTTCAGGTGTACGGGCCGCGCTGTCCGTCGCGCGGCGAGTACGCGATGGTCTCGTCAATCTTCATCGAGCAAGCCCTCCGGGGCGAGCCGTTGACGATCAATGGCGACGGCAAGCAACGCCGCGATTTCGTGCACGTCGATGATGTGGCCGAAGCGAACCTTCGCGCATTCGAGGCACATGCTTGCAAGGATGGCGTCGTGCTCAACGTCGGCACGGGCAAGAGCTACAGCGTGCAGGAACTTGCGAACCTGATTTCAGACAAGCAAATCTATACCGCGCCGCGAGCTTTTGACATGCCTGAGACGCTCGCCGACACGTCGAAGTGCTCGCGCTATCTCGGATGGTGCCCGCAAATTCAGTTCTACGACGGCACACGGCGGCTCATGGAGCACATGGGCTACAACGGAACGTCACGGGGATGAAGCCATGGAAGCGCGTATCGCAATCGTCGGGGCGGGCTTCTCGGGCGCAGTGATAGCGCATGAGCTTGGAATGCTCGACTGCGAAATCGAAGTTTTTGAAAGCCGGTCGCACGTCGCCGGCAACTGTCACACCGTTCGCGATCCGCAGACGGGCGTGATGATTAGCCCGTATGGACCGCACATCTTCCACACCGAGAATGAGCGCGTGTGGGAGTACATCAATCGTTTTGGCGAGATGGTGCCGTACAATCACAAGGTCAAGGCGACTGTCGGCGGCAAAGTCTTTTCGATGCCGATCAATTTGCACACGATCAATCAGTTCTACGGCGCGACATTCTCGCCGACCCAAGCCGAGCTATTCGTCGAGGGCAAGTGCAAGCTCGGCAATGTCGTGCGCAATTTCGAGGATCAGGCGCTCGCAATGGTCGGTCCCGATCTGTACGAAGCATTCCTCAAGGGCTACACCGAGAAGCAATGGGGCATGAATGCGTGCGAGTTGCCGGCGTCGATCCTGAAACGCTTGCCGCTGCGCTTCAATTACAATGACAGCTATTTCAATCATCCGCACCAAGCAATCCCGCGCGACGGCTACACAGCCATCATCGAGAACATGCTAAAGCTCGATGCCATCACCTTGCGGCTCAATACCCCGTTCCGGCGCAAGGACGCGGCCGCCTTCGATCACGTGTTCTACTCCGGGCCGCTCGATGATTGGTATGATCGGTGCTACGGCAAACTCCCGTATCGCACGCTCGATTTCATACTCGACCGTCACAAGATTTTCGACGCGCAAGGCTGTCCGGTGATGAACTATTGTGATCGGCACGTGCCCTACACGCGGGTCGTCGAGTACAAGCACTTCTCGCCGTGGGACCGGGCTGAGGGCACCGTCGTCGTCAAAGAGTACAGCCGCAAATGGGAGGAAGGCGACGTGCCCTACTACCCGATCCGGCTCGCCGGCACACAAGAGGCGCTCACGCGCTACGAGGCGCTCGCAGCCAAAGAGGAACGAGTGACATTCGTCGGTCGGCTCGGCACATTTCAGTACATCGACATGGACGTGACCATCGCCCGCGCGCTCGACATCGCGGACGAGTGGCGATGAAGCAACGCGATGCACAGAATTATCTCGCACACCGTCTGCCGGGCGTAATCTCAACCGATGAACTTCGACGGCTCGTCGTGAGCACGAACGGCATCGACGACTATGTTGCTCGCGCCGCCTTGAGACCTGTCATGACCGAGAACCCGATCAAGGCCGATGTGGCGCTCTGTGTCGGCGGCGGCAACGATCCGCTCGCTGAGTATGAGGCCGCGCGCCGCATGTGCGTCGCCTACGGCAAGACGTGGCAGACGTTTGTTTGCAACGACACGATTGCGATATTCCCCGATCCGATTGACCATGCCGTCACGCTACACCCGGATAAATTCCCCGGATGGATGCGTCACCGGCTCAACGCGAACCTCAACGATCCGCCGCGCAAGTGGGCGCACCGATCCTACATCGGGTTCACGGATTGGACGAAAGATTGGCAAGGCTCGTCGGGCTTGTTCATGGTCAAGATCGCTCGCGAGCTTGGCTACACGCATATCATTGGCTGCGGAATTCCTATGACGGTCGAGGGCGGCCACATCACCCGAAAAATGCGGTGGAATGCCGCGCACGGCTTTCAGCGCGGATGGAATTCGCGATGGGACACGCTGCGCCCTTACGTGCGCTCGATGTCGGGATGGACGCGGGAAAATCTCGGCTATCCGACCGGCGGATGGCTCAAATCCGACATCCCGGACGCGCACCCGGTCCTACGCGGGCATCACGGCGTCCGGGCTTGACCCCTCTCGACGGATTATGGTAAACGCGGAGCTTAGGCCGGCAGACGGACAAGGCTTTGGCACGCTTCGGCGTGGTGGATAGAGAGTGGTCTAGCCCGGCCTCTTTTTCCTCGCACCGGAGGCTCCCCAAATGACTGTCACCGACATCTCCGTGCCCGGTCTCAACGCGATCCGCATGGAGGAAGGCCGCGCACTGCGCGCCTATCAAGACACGGTACACGTTTGGACCGTGGGCTATGGTCTCACGAATTACGACAAGGGCCTTCCTTGGAAAGTCGGTCCCGGTCTCGTCATCACTGAGGCGCAAGCCGAGTGGTATCTCTACAAGTCACTCCGCACCAATTATCTGCCGGACGTTGAGCGTGTGCTCAACTTCGACAAGTGTCCGCACCCGCAAGGTGCGTGCGATGCCGGCTGCGGCTTTCATTTCAATACCGGCGGCATCCGCAAGGCGACATGGCCGCGCTTGCTCATGGAAGGCAACTTGTCGGCGGCACGCGCGTCGCTTGAGAGTTGGTGCCGAGCCGGCGGTCGCGTGCTGCAAGATTTGGTCAATCGCCGCGCACACGAATGGGTCATGATTTCGACAGGCGGTTACGGCCGCCTCACCGGGCCGGTTGTCGTTGTTCCCGGCGCACACAATCAAGAGACATACCACGGGACCGGCGATCTTCTCACTACGCTTCCGACCGATCCGGGCGCGACGGCGGCGCAGCCGCCCGTTGTTACGCCGGCAGACGTGCCGCAGCCGACGACGCCGAACCCCGGCGTCCTCAAGAACGGCTCAACCGGGCCGGACGTGAGCGATCTGCAAACGAAGCTCGGCGTGCCAGCTACCGGCACATTCGACGACGCGACCGAGCAAGCGGTGCGCCAATTCCAAGGCGCTCACCCGAGCCTCTCAAGCGATGGCGAAGTCGGGCCGGCAACGAAGGCTGCGCTCGACCGCGACACGCAACTGAAAAAGGTTGGCACCACAATCGGCAAATCACTTCCGGCCGGCGGCGGCATCTACGTCGGACTGCATCAATGGGTCTCGGCTCACGGTGCAGATTTGGCGCTTGTTGTCGGCGGCGTCGTGCTTGTTGGCATCGTCGCCTATGTCGTGTGGAACTATCGCCACGACTTGATGTCGAAGGTCAACGGAACGGTCGGCCGCGTCGTTCCTTAATCCCTGTTGCTGTGGCATGGGCGTCCGTGCCATAGATCGTCTTAACCTCTTAACCTCTTACGGAGTACCCCCAATGGAAAAGATCGCACTCGACGGCTTTTGGCTTCTCGGCGGCTTGGGCGTCGCCTATCTCGTCGGCGTGTTCACGTCACAGTGGCTCAAGGACAAGATCAACGGCGTCCCGTCCGAATTGCGCACGGCACTCGGCGCGAGCGAGACCGCAGCCCTCAACGACTTGAAGGTGGCCAAGTCCGACATCGTGTCGAAGGTCATCGCCAAGGCGAAGCCCGCGCCGGCTGCGGCTGCGGCCCCGGCCGCTGCGGCTCCCGCTGCGGCTGCGGCCCCGGCCGCTGCGGCTCCCGCTGCGGCTGCGGCCGCCGCTGCGGCTGCGCCGGCTTCCCCGGCGTAAGGTGCTCCGGTGTTTGACAGCCTCAGACAGACGGCAAAGGGCCTCCGCACCGTTGCAATCGGTGCGGGGGTCGCCGCGCTTGGCGTAGCCGACGCGGTAGGGTCCGTCGATCTTTCACCGATCCTTGGGCTTTTCGTGAGCGACAGCGCAAAGCTCGGCGTGACGATCTGCATCGTCACCGTTATCTTCGGCGTGCTCCGCTACTACACGACGACGGCGGTGACGCACGACGATCCGTCATGGGGCGTGCAGCAATTCGCTCCGTCGCCGCATACGCGCGGCATCGACGAGGGGCACTAAGTCATGGGATGGATCGCAAGCTTTTTCCTCAAAGTGTTCACCGGCTCGACGCTTTCGTTTGTCAGCAACATCGTGACGGCGCTGTCAAATGAACACGTCGCCGTTGTGCAAGCTCAAACCGGGCTTGAAGCAACAGCCGTGACCGGCGTCATCCAAGCCGAAATCAGTCGGCAGAACGCCGTTAGCTCCATCATGCAGGCGGAGATGCAGCACCGCATTTGGTGGTGGGGATGGAGCTTGTTTGTTATGCCGGCGGGTTGCTACGTCGCGCTCATTCACATCAAATCGCTCACGTGCGCGTTCTTTGATACAGCGTGCACTTGGAATATCCCCGAAGTCCCGAAGCAAATCGAAGCGTGGGATACCTACGTCGTTCTGAGTTTCTTTGGCATCTTCGCGGCAAGCTCGGTCGTGACCACGATTGCCAGCAAGATTTTCGTGCCGAAGTAATGTGTCGTGCGCGGGCAGGGGGATACGGCTATGATTGATGCACCGGCAATACCGCCGACGCCAAACGTCGGCGCAACGGCCACAGTCACAGTCGGATGGCTCACGACAGTTGGCGCGCACGGCATGGGATGGCTTCCGGGCATCGTGACGTTGATCGGCGGTATGATGGCAATCGGATGGTACACGCTCCAATTCTACGAGAGCAAAACCTTTCAAGTTTGGTACACACGCCACAGCACCGCACGAAAAATGCGGTGGATCGCCAAGCTTGAGGCGAAGCAAAAAATCTTGTCGGCGCAGTTGGTGGCTCTGCAAGTCCGCAATGTAGCCGCCGAGACCGCGACCGCACTTCTGCAGACGGCCAAGACGGAGGCCACTCGCTTGGCAGTTGACACGGAGGCGAAGATCACGGCCGCGAATTCGCCTTTAGATAAAGCGGCCGATCACTAACGATCACGACGCCGGCTGTCACCTTCATGGCGCGTCGTGCGTTCATTCAAAGGGACGAGACCGGCGCAAGCGTCCGGCTCCCCGTATCCTATCGTCTCAAGGCCGACGCCGTTGTCGCTGTAGTCGGGCACACCCTCATGAACGGCGAGCTTGCGCAACTGCCGTTGCAGCTCCGGGTCAAACGGGACAGATCGCTCACCGATAGGCGTGTCATCCTCGTAGGGACCGCCGTAGTGGATCGTTGGGAGCGGGTGCCGCAGATAGTAGATGCACAGCGCGAGCCAAGCGGTGTTGCTCACAACGAGCAAGACGCCGCCCGTAAAAGAAAACCACTGCGACAGGTGCGGGTAGTAATAGAGGTTCCAATATCCCCATAGCGTCACGAAGGCCATGAGCGTCGGCGAGAAGCCGCGAACCTCTTTGTCTCTGTAGAGCCGGCGGATACTGAGACCACTGAGTACGCCGCCGAAAAGTTCAAAGCAACCGTTTGCTAGATCGGGGACTTGCATCACTTGTCGTCTCCTATGGGCTTCACCGCTTCCTTCGCGCCGCGCAATCGAGCAATGACGGTCGCGACCGTTTCCTTCACGTAGATCGTGCCCTCAGTCGTGGTGACAACTGTGTCGGCGTTGCCGCCGAGAGCGCGGCCGTGACCGCGAATGCTCACCACACTGCCCGGCGCGACGTACACCGTTTCACCGTCCGGTCCTGTGAGCACGCAGAATATCGCCCACAGCATGACGGCAAAACTAATCATCCTCCCCCTCGTCGTCACCATAGCTTCCCCCTTCCCCCTCATCGTATTCCTCCCAATTATCGGGATTGTCCGGCTCGTCGGTGACGTAGCCTTCGATCTCGGTGATTGGGTCATCCGCCGCGATGTCACCCTCATATTCGTCGCCGGCCTCGTCCGGCTCGACATCGGGCATTCGCCGGCCGTCCTCTGCAAACGTCATGCGTCGAGGCCGATGTCAGTGTTCAAGCGACCGCCGGTCCAATTGAACCAAGGCGTATGTTTGTGCGCTTGCGGTTTCTTGTCGAGATACATCGGCCACTGCGCCGTGAAGCCGTAGCGGTGATGCACGAATGACAGAGCTTGCGCCGGTCGAGCCGGCGGCACGCGCAGTTGCAAATGACCGTACATCGAATGACCGATCAATGCCGGCGAGACGATGACCGGCGTTGCATCGCCGCGCGGCAAGTAGATGTGATAGTGGCCGATGACGAGCGTGTCGAAGTCGTTGCCGATCCGGCGAGCTTGGTTGCCGATCTTCATCGTGCCGCGAGCGATGGGACCGAGCGCACCGATCAGTCCGTCGCCGCCCTTGACGCCGAGCGTGTCGCCGTGCGTCGCCATGAAGCGATGTCCGTAGATCGTGAAGTGAGCATCGACTTCATTCGGCACGTACACGCTAACGCGCGGATCGTCACGGAAAAATTGCTCGATGTGGCAATAGATCAGCCATTCGTAGCTTTCATAGACGCGGTTGTTGGTGCGAGGCTTTGGCGTGTTGCGGCCGTGGTTGCCGGGAACGCAGATCACCGCGAGCTTGCCGAACTTGTCGGCCCATCCGCGCAGCAACGCGATGATGTGGTTTTCCACTTCATGCACGGACCACATCACCGGCCCGTCATTGGTCTCGCGCAGATCGTCATGGATGCAGCCCGTAATCATGTCGCCGAGAATGGCGACGACTGCGCCCGGATAATTTGGATTGGTCATGTGGTGGAAGCACAGATCGTTCACGGTATCAAACAACGTGTGCACACGTTGGCGAGCGATCCGGCGGCTGAACTTATTGACGCCGCCGACTTGATCCGGGTCAACGGTCTCGCCCCAATGCCAATCGTTCAAGCAAATGAGCGGAATGCCGGACGAGGACTTGCCCGGCTCTTTATTGAGCCACTTGGGCGGCTCGGGCGAATAGTCGGCGAGATTGAAAACCTCAGTGCGGACTTTTTCTGCGCTTTCGCGCTCGGCGGATCGCCGGTTGATTTCGCGCCGCGCCTCGACTAGCTCCCGATTTTTTCGGCGGATGATTTCGTTGGCATCGGACAGTTGCTCTTGAAACGTCTTTGTGGCGGCGCTCATTGGTATAGCTCCATGTTGTGTCGATGCCTTTCGGCGAGTTGAGGTAGCGATTTTTTGCTGCGATGTACTTCGGTCCTAGATGATAGCGCCGCTTGCGCTCCCTCCCCTTCGGCGATTGATTGTAGCGTGCGTAGGCGGCGAGACCTTTCGGCGAGTGCAAATAAATGTGGTTCCTCGCCCGCTGCGCCTCACGTTGCTTGATAGTCATTTTTGAGTATCGCGTCAACGAGCTTTGTCCGTTTGCGTTTTACGTTTTACGTTTATGCCGCGACGCAGTGAAGCGGGATGGGAGACGCTCGCCGCCGAGCTTGAGCAAGCGCGCAATTTCGTACACATGCCGGCGCGTCATCAATGTCGGCTTGCCTTTGCGCGGGCCGCTGTAGAACACGACAGGATATTTGCGGAGGATCATTCGATGGATCGTCTCGTAATCGAGACCACGGTCACGACCGTCCTCGTCTTTGGAATTGACAAAGCGCAGTAGCGCGATGGTGAAAAGCCGGATCGTGTCGTAACGACACTGATACAAGTGACGGAGAGCCGGCGACATAACGGGAATTGCGCTCATTGCTCACCATCCGACTTTAGCCTTTAGCAGCACGTCGATCATCTTGTCGGCCGGATCGCAAAAGCTCAATAGCTCAAGCTCGGCTTCCGGGCTTTCCAATGCCTCATAGAACGTGCCCGGAATGAGGTATAGCCGGGCGCTGTATGCCTCACCGGCTTGTAGCAGAACCCAATTGTGCCGGCAACCCGCCGCAGCGCGGCGCACGTGCCATGTCTTTTGTGCCTCTCTCGTCTTGGGATTGGACCGCAAGCGCAATGGCGTCGAGGGACGCTTCGGCCGGTCGCACGATTTCAACTCGATCCACACTTGCACCGCGTCGATGCAGCCATCAACGTCGGGGTGGCCCGCGCCGACATCGTTCTCGATGCGCTGTAGATCAATGCGACATCGGCCGGCGATCAAGGCCGCGTTGCCCGCGTCCTTGACACGCCGCCACAAAGCACTTTCCCTAGCCATAATTCTTTGCCCACATTTGAATTGTGTGTTCGCGTTCCGGGCGTGCCCGCTTCGGCCAAACTCCCGCTTGCCGGCGTTCAACGGAATGAAGTTTGCGGTGACACTTTAAGCACAGAGGAATGAGATCGCGTAGAATTTTTTCAAGCGCGGAGCGCGAACGTCTTAGCATTCCTGCAACTCTATTTTTTGAGTGGCCCGCGCCGTCAGAATGATGCCATTCAATGTGGCTCGTCGCCCCACACCGCGAACACGGAAAAGACCTAACAAATTTCTTGTTGGCCCGGACTCGACGCTTGACTGATTTCCAATAACGGCGATTTCGGTGTTTCTTTTGCGCCGCAGTCAAACTATGATAGCGCGTCTTTTCTTCTAGCGCGTGCTGTTTAGCAGAGCGAGCCATTAGTTCTCGCCGGGATTGCGCGTGCGCTCCGATCCTTCATCCATCTCGACTTGCGTGTACGGTGCAACCGGGTTTGGATACTTCTCGATCAGGGCGACGACTTTTTTGTTCAATGGGTCGAGCCATCCGGCCTCGACACGCGGCGGCCGATCATCGACCCAATTGCCCCGGATCATGCTGTCGCGGAGAACGACGAGCGAAGCAATGGCCTTGGTGATGTGACTGAGACCGCTATCAATGTCGATGTCCTCGCCCTCCCACCACGCTTGCATGTGGCGAGCGACGGTCGCGTCGTAGTACACGCTCGCGCGCACACCGCAGTTGCGATAGTTGTGTCGGCCGTACTTGAGCGCGCCCTCAAGCATCGCGACGCCGACTTCGGCGAGCACAGGCGCGGACAGGGTTGACATTGGGACTTTGCGGATGCCGATCACATCTTTCGGATTGCCCGGCTTGACCGGCTTCACTTCAAGAACACTCGGCGTCCGCATTAGATCGCGAAGGGCCTTTGTTGGTCGCGTCTTAGAGCGACGAAGCTTCGGAGGTTTCGAGGACCGGGACATGGTGAGCCTTCCTGTAGTGGTTACAGATCGGATCAGGCTTCCCGTGCACGTCCCGGCAAATGCAATCGCCGCCGAGCGCGCAAAAAAGTCCGACAAGCTCCGCCTCAGTGGCGGCGCGTGTCAGACGGGCGTCGTCATGATTGTGGGGCATGTGGGGGCCTCCCGTGTGCGCCGTTGTATCGCCGGCCGGCTCCAAAAAGTCAACCCCGGCGGGAGGGGGCGTCCCGCCGGGGCGACTGAGACCTAGTTGCGGCGTCCTTGCGGTGCCGCTCCGTTTGGACTAGGCCGCAACCTTGTCCGCGATCCGGGGCAGTAACAGATTGAACGCCTTGCCCTTGAAAGTGTCGCCCGTGCCGAACGTGGCAGCGGCGAAGCGAGCGACCGTCACGCGGCTTTCGGGGGTTTCGTTCCCGCTCGGGAACGGACGCCGGGAGCCGCGCCGTGGCTCGCTGGCAGCGCCCGGCCGCTGCGTCGGTGACGCCGGATCGGACCCCCGCTCTACGGGCCTTAAAACGGCTCCTAGAGGGTATCCGCCGGAAGCCCCTTACAGCCGCCGTGGGGCTATCTGCCGGAACCCCGGAATGGCGCCGGGAGTGACCGCCGGACGGCCCTGTAGGACCCGCGCGCCGTCGCCCATGCCGCCATAACCCGCCTGTCGCATGGCGTCCGCGATCCGCGCTCGCCAATAGGCGACCATCTGCGCCTTGAGGGCCGGCGGGAGGGGCGGAGTGTAGGCAACCTCGACCCCTTCGGCGGTGAAGGTCACGCGCTCGGTGTAAGGGCCATAGCGCCGCTCGATGGTATGGATTGGCTGTCGGATGCCGGGCGGCAGTGTGAACGTGTCGAGCTTCATCACCCGCCCCATCCGGTTGCCGGCATCGCAGCGGGCGGCGCGGCCGTGTCCGGCTGCGGCCCGTTGAATAAGCCGGGATGATCCGCGATCAGCGTCACGCCGATCAGGAACGACAAAACTAGGATGATCCACATTTGGAGCGCGGTGAGCGGCGACATGATGGCCCCCTCCAATCGTAGTTGAGGATTTTACCCATCAACCACTGCATCAAATAGCTCATGCTTATCCGGTTTAGACACACAGCCCTACCCCTAGTAGGTCAGTTCAAGATCAGGATCGCCGGGAAAACTCAATACAGTGCGCTTCGGTAGAAGCTCATCCGGCACATTGAAAATACCCTGTTGACCACGGTAGGGGATCGGCTCGGAAAAGGCGGTGAAATTCTTGGCTTCCCACGCATACCGACCGCCTGAAAAATCTCCGCAAGCAAAATCCTCCCATTCATCGTCCTTGGCGAACCGCATCCCAATGGTTCCATGGCAATCTACGATCACGACCGTGCCAATTAGCGCGCCAATCGGCAGGTCCATGCCCCAATGGCCACCAAATTCATCCTCTAGGATGGCCCGGATAGGATCATCGGCGTCAAATCGTTTCTCAAATCGCTTGGCTGCATGAACAATCAGTGGGCCGCGATGGTTAATCGGCCAGTGCCGCGTTTCGTGTCGCTTGCGTCCGCTGCACCAAAGGGATGCCCACGGTTGCCAGAGTGAAATTGCCTTCATCGTTCTGCCCTCAACATCTAGTGGGTCCTAGCGTTTGTATGTGTCAACCGGATAAGCATGAAATAGCTCATGTGCTCTTGCTCTTGAACGAAGTCGATGTGCCGGGCCTCGCAGATGTATTGTAGAACATGAATTAGCTCATGCGCAACCGAGCTGGGCAGATCGTTTCGCGGCATGTGCACTTCGCAGAGCCGGTTGTCGATCCGCTCGACGTAAGCGAGCGCGGTGTGTATCCGTGCCGGCGTGCGCGCCATATTGATCGGCTTCACATGCACCGTGTAATTCAGGTGCGGGATGTAGATTTTTCCAAAAACGACTTTCATACGCAGCCCGCAGCCCCACACTTCATCACGCACATTCGCGCGCATTCGCGCGCCCAATACCATACCTCGTCGGCATCGCAATGCGTGAGGATCAGATAGCCGCCGCACAAGGCGGCAGCTATGAGAGCGATGGTGATCGCGGTACGCATTAGATCATTCCGAGCGCGTGCATGTAGGTCTCAAGGATGGCATCGCCTTCCTTGCGCTCGTTCATGTCCATCTTCCGCAAGCGGACGATGGTGCGCAGCGTCTTGACATCGAAGCCATTGCCTTTCGCTTCGGCATAGACTTCCTTGATGTCATCGGTCGCCGCTTTCTTATCTTCCTCAAGGCGCTCAACACGCTCGACGAACGCTTTGAGTTGTTCCTTCGCAAACCGATGCGCGGTTTGCTCGTCTTTGGCTGCACTCATGGGGACTTCCTTGTTATACGCATTTCGCGCGTTGAGTATAACCGTCTCACTTCACGGTAGCGAGCACGCCCCTTACGACGGGCGGCGCAACAGGCATGTAGATATGATCGTAGCCGGTGACGAGATGGTTTGTGCACTTGCCGGCGACGTACTGTCCGCCAATCGGATGCAGCGGATTGTAGTAGCTCACGCAAGCGTACTTCGCGGTCGCCGGAACGGTGAATGTGAGCGGCGCGCGGCCGGCGTCGATGACGATGATCACCTTCGGCGGATGGCCGGCGGCTTGACACTTCTCCGCTTGGCGGATGGCGGCATTGCCGCCCATCGAGTGTCCGATGATGTAGTCGGGGCAGCGCGTATCCGTCGCTTGGGCGTCATGCCATAAGGTTGTGACGTGCGCTCCCCGTTTCTGCAATGCCGAGACGAGCGGACCCATCTCGGCATAAATCAAACCGTTGTAGGCGGTGACGTTGATGGCCGGCGCAGAGCGCGCAGCGAACATCGTAAGCGCGAGCAACGCAGCGATGCCGATGCCGGCGATCAGGTTGCCTTTTGTTTGACGTGTCATGTCACTCTCCCGTGTCAAGATCAGGCGGCGTAAGCCGGATGCGATCCGCACTCTTGATCTGCGCCGCCATGAAACGTCGGTAGCTCGCGATGCCGCTCGCACCGTGTTGCAGTCCGACCATGTAGTCCTCTGCCGCGATGGCGACAGCGTGGCAATGAAGGTGCGGCTTGTCGTCGGCCGAAGTCATGCGGAGGGGCGCGAGCAATCTCTGTTGCTCGATACCGTCGCTTTCTCTCAGCGATGCGATCAACGAGCTTTCGACGTGAGCACGCAATAGCAGAAAGCGCGTGCAGTCGATTGGTTTCGAGAGATAAGGCCATTCCTGCAAGTCGCGGTCAACGTAGATCGTCGGCACGCGCCCCGGATCAACGTCGAAGGAAACGTGCCGGCTGTAGCCCACGACTTTCTTAACGTCGAAGTCGCGGACATTGGGGACATAGCCGCGCAACATGAAAATGCGGATGACAGGATTGCGAACGATGTCGAGGGCTTGCTCTTGCGTGAACATGGATCAGCACTCGTAATAGCGTTGGCCGGGGCGGCAAATGCCGGCGTGATATTGCCACTCGACGCAACTGCACACGCGCTGATAGTACGTGACCTTGACGAGCGGCGGCTCGATCAATTCCCGCACTGCCCCGATGATTGGTGCGTAGCTGTGAGGATGGACGCCATCTCGACCGGCGGTGAACGTCACGATCAGATCGCTATGCTTGGCGGCGACCGACCGGACAGCCGCAGCCGCGACCCGATCTTGCGGCACGATCCACAGCACGCGGCCGGTGATCTTGGTGCGGATCGCCTCAAGGTTCGCGACGAGCTTCGGATTGTGTGGATCGTTTGAGCCGGCGGAAACGACAACGACATCGGCGTCATGGACGCGGCCGATGATCTGTGCGCTCGGAATTCCAACTTTCGCGTCCATGAAGCACGGCAGACGGTAGCTCGCCGGCAAACTCTCGGCGGCCGCCGTTCCGACTGCGATGCTGTCACCTATGATGGCGCAAAGCATGTGCGTTCCTCAATCATCCCAAAACGCTTCGCCTTGGCACAGGGTAGCGAGTTGCCGGCGAATTGTTTTGGTGATGTTCAAAAGCCGTTGGTCCCGATCCATGCCGCCGCGCGCAAAAGTATTTTCGATTTCGCGTGCGGCCTCGTCGGCCAACTTGCCCAAGCCCTCTTTGGTGCGGGCGATGGTCATACGCGAGACCTTCGCCTCCGCCGTCGCGACGAGTTGGCGCAGCGCAGAAAGTTTGCGGATGGTGCCCTTGATTTCCGTGTAGTTGATGCGTGCCATGATGGCCCCCATTGAAGCTATATTGTGCGGTTATCACTTACGCCGAAGTCGGGAGAAAGTGCGCGCCGATTGCTGCGCGAAAGTTTGAATTGGGCACCACGTAACGTAGCCCATTTCCTTGAGCACCCACCACACCGGGGCGGCAGTGCAAGCGGCGAGTGTCGCCCAAATCCATCCGTGCCAATCAGCCCACGACATTCCCGCGCCTCCGAATAAGAAGGATGACCCATAATAGCATAGGAAAGCCGACAGACAAGCCGCCGCAGACGACGCCGAATAGATAATCTCCGCCGCACCCGCTCATTTGACGAACGCCTTTCCGCCCTTGTAGCCGATTTCCGTTTCGTCGTGGCCGGTCATGCGCGCGTGACGATCAACGCGGCGCTCGCGCCGGCTCATGTCCTCACGCTCTTGACCGGCCTTGGTGAGTTGCTGTGTCTTTGGATCGTAGTGGCCGCGATTGGTAAGGATTTCGATTGCCAGATCGTGCGCCTTGTCGGCACTGTGGCCCTTCGCCTTGAGTTGATGCTCAAGGCTGTCCATCAAGCCGCCGGCCCATCGACCGTGCGCGTCACGTGGTTGCGTCTCGGTCACGGCATTCCTCGCTCAAGCGCGCAAGCGATTGTCTCTTGCATGCTTATCCGGTTTAGACACACAGCCCTACCGCTAGTAGGTCAGTTCAAGATCAGGATCGCCCGGAAAGCCGAGAACGGTTCGGCTCACGGGCAAGAAAGTGTCCGGCACGCTGAAGATGCCTTGTGCACCCCGGTAGGGGATCGGGTTGTCAAAGACGTTGAACTTGTCGCGACGCCAGCCGTAGCGGCCTTCGGAAAAATCGCCGCACTCGTAATCGTCGGGCTCTTGGTATCCTTGGAGGATTTTTTCGGTTCGGACGCAATCCACGACGTTCACAATGCCAAGGAGTGCCCCTCTAGGAAGCGTCGAACTCCAACCCGCGCCGAAAATGCGGTCGCAAATCTGGTCAAGCGCATCGTCGCCTTCGTAATCATCAATGGTCCGCTTGGCAGCGTGAACAAGCAGCCATCCACGATGCGACGTAGGCCAATGCCGCGTCTCATGAACCTTTGCTGGCGTGAGCCATAGTGATGCCCAAGGCTGCCAGAGAGAAATTGCCTTCATTTTTGTGCCCTCCACATCTAGTAGGTCTCAGCGTTTGTGTGCGTTAACCGGATAAGCATGGTCTCTTGATCTTCCTCGCTCACATTGTAGTCCTCGCCGTCCGTCTCGCGCAAGATCAGCGAGTGACCTTCGCGAAGCATCTCAATGTAGCTGCGGAGCGTGTAGCGCACGCGCTCGACCGGGTTGCCCATCTCGTCCTGAATTTGCCTCGCCGCAGCGGCGAGAGACAGATTGCGCCGGCCGTCGATGTATTGTTTTTCGGGCTTCGACTTGCCGCTGTAGCTCTGCCACGCCTCCGGGTCGATCTTGTAGGCGCGATCCTTGACGGTTTGGTCAATCGGCATCGCTAGATGTCCGTGTTCATGAGTAGATCACGCAAGCCCCGCCCGGTGATCGTGTCGGCGAGGGTCACGTTGCCATCTACTATCTGCCACATCCTGTCGTCAACCGTCCCGTAGTGCCTAAGTCGCACTATGCTTACCGACTTGCCGCCCTTGACCGTGGCGCGTTCCTCCGCCTGTGAAATCATCCGGGCATTGGGCGGGATGCTGAAAAAAATCTCCGCGTCGGCCGCCGAAAAGTCGAGACCTTCGCCGCCCGTGTCCGGCGTTCCGACGATGCCGTCGATCTTCTCGTCGATGAGGAACCGGCGGCGGTTTTTCTCGCGCTCGATCTGCGAGTAGCCGCCATGGTATTCGAGGAACTTCCATCCGCGCGAATTGAGCCGGCGCATGACGCGCTTGATGTCCTCCCGGTAGCGGCACCACACAAGCACCTTGCCGGGGAGCGTGCCTTCAATCTCGTCCATGAGTGCATCGTAGATCGGTGCCTCGTCGTCGATGCTCAAGATTTTGTTGGCTGTCGTGTCGAGCACGTAGCCGTGCAAAATCTGTTGCAGCTTCATCATGCGTGGTCCGGCGTCCGGCACTTTCAGAACGTCGTCGCCGATTTCGGCAGTGAAGCGCGCAACCATGTCGAGGTATTGCCGCCGGCAAGCATCGCTCATGACGACAGGCCGCTCGGTGCGGACGAGCGCCGGCATGTCATGGATGTCCTCACGAAGCACGACGCTCGTCCATCGAGCGATCCGGCTGCGTAGCTCGTCGAGGTTGATGTAGCGTGCAACCTTTTCGTACTTGTGCCGCGAGCCGGGGCGGGATGGCTCAAACTCCGCATAGTGTTTCTTGAACGACGTGTAATCGGTGAAGCCGAGCGCGCCTTCGCTGATAAGCTCGTATTGGGAGAAAGCGTGCAGCGGCCCCGTGAGGATCGGCGTGCCGGTTTCAGTTTGGACAAACGCGGCATTTTTCGCCAATGAACGTGCGAAGTATGTGCGCTTCGCGCCGGCTCGTCCGAAGTGATGTGCCTCCGAAACGATCAGCATAAACTTGCGATGGCACGACATAATAAACTTGCGAACGTCCCGGCGATTGTCGAGATGCTTTAGCGCCTCCATGTTCACCGCGAAAAACTTGAGACCACGAAACTCGCACATCTCATTGAACGCTGCGATCCGATCAGGATCGCCGCGCAGCGGCGTTGACCACGCGACCGCTTCATGCTCGACCGTGATCCACTTCGGAATTTCAGTGTGAACCCAATTGATGTGCACGCCGTTAGGCGCGACGATCACGACGCCCTCAATGCGATTGAGCTTGTAGTTGTACTCAGCTTTCTTGAGGCACGCGCGGGACTTCCCCGACCGCATAGGCCATATCAGGGCGCGCGACCGCTTGTCCTTGCCAATCTTGAATTCGTGGGCTTGATGGTGCCAATCCTCGCTAAGAATTGCGAGATTTGATGCGCTCACGTTCCGCCTCGTCGATCTTGTGTTGCGCGTGCCGCTTCTCCGCTGCGTCGGCGCAGCCGGGACAAAAATACTCCCACGGTTGATTGACACGCTTGAATGAGACCCATCCAATGCCCCGCACCACATTCCAACACGTGATGAAGTCAGTTTGCGTCTTGTCAGTCGCGCCGTGACGAGCAAGCTCGATGTCGAGAGCTTTTTTCTGCCCGCAGTCGTCACACTCGAAAACTACGGCGATGTTGTCGGCGGCCCAACGCATGACGGGCGCTCCATTGTTGTTAGATCGAAGCGCCCGTGAATGAACTTGTAGGCCGGGCGCGGAAAGCTCCCCGCTTTTGTGTCGCAGATCATGATGCCGTCATGGCCGCGCATTGCGACGAGACCGACGCCGCCGCGCAGATCGACTTGCACAAGATCAGTGATTAGCTCGGGATTGGGGTTCATCGTCGGCGGCTCGTCCGGCGACTGATACATGACATCGCTGTGCGTCGAATAGACGGTGTTCATCGGCAAGCCCCAATCTCGGTCGAGATATTGATGCGCGCCGAATACCGCGTGCGACAGCGCCGCGTAGCGCATGAGGAATTGGCGCTCTGCGTAGCGGCTCGTCCATGGCTCGATGAAGATGCCGAGCGGATGGACATCGTGACCGAGCGGCGTCTCTTGGTCGATGAATAGTTGATCGTGCTCGTCGGTGATGATCCGGCTGTCAATCTCGTCCTGAAACGGAGGGAGGGTGATGTCGCGCATTGACAGCCATTCCCGAATGACCATCTGCACGCGGTACTCCCATGCGCGATAATCAGGCAAGAATTGCTTGACCGGGCGCGGGATGTCGGTGAGGTACGCTTCGGCTCCGTCATGGATCAGGATTTGCAGACAGTCGAGCGCGTTCGCTTTGAGAATTTGAGCCGCGTAGTCCGTGAGCAAGACGCTATGCTGCGCCGTTGAGTAGAGACAGCCGGGCGGACTTTGCGTCGCGCCGGCATAGCGGCATTGCTGCGAGAGATGATGCGCGATGTCGATGATCGACACGACTGCCGGATCGGGCCGCAGCGGGTAGAACATGCGGCCGGTGTACGTCTTGTTGTACTCGACCGCCTTGTAAGCCGTGTCAGTCGGCAACGATGTCGTCATGATGGTAGCCTCTGAGTTGACCGTCCGGTGCGTAGTCCTCTTTTCCGCAGCCGCCTTTCGCCGCGAAATCTTTTTGACTGCGCCACTCGCCGGGACAATGGAAGCCCCATCCGTGTTGCACGGGTCCGGTGATGAAAAGTGACCAACAAGGAATTGGCTCTAAGTCGAAATCGCCGACTGCGAGCGCCGCTTCAATGGTGCGAGGATTGCGCGACTTGCAGCGCGGGACGCGGCGCTTGAGACACTCGACGCGATGCGCGTCCCACGGCGCGCGGAATTTCAGATCGCCAGCAATGAGAATTTGCCGATGATGGACGCCGCCTTTCGCAATCGAGTGCTCGATGTACGATCCATCGAGCAAGAGCGAGACGTTCCACCACGGATGATCGTGAAGCGCGCGATCCTCGTCGTCGTCGTGCGTGAAGCAATGGAGGTAGATGTTGCACCACTTGTTTTTTGGGATGACGAACCATCGGTGCAGGAATGCCTTGTCAACCGGGACATGGCCGTCGCGTAGTCGCGACCGCACGCCGGGACCGATAACCTCGTCGGGTGCGCGGACTTTGGTGATCCGCATGAGACGTTTTGTCAGGAAGGCAGCAACGCGGCGGGGGACGCGCATTTAGGATATTCCTTCAAGGTCGTCATAGTTACGGATCATGTGCGTGCCGAAGTCGTACACTGCCGGACTTTTCAGGATCATCCGTGCGAGCACGTTGCGCTCGGCTCCGCGATAAAAGGCAATCCGCATTTCGTGCTTCGGCACATCGAATTCGGTTTTGTAGCCTGTGGCCTCAAGGCCGGGGTCCTCGATGGCCTCGTCCCTAGCAAATGGCAGACGACGTTGCAAGTCGCGGAGCGCGTCGCGTGCCGCACGCATGGCGTCGCACGCCGGACCTTCCGGCGCGAGCGCGATTTGCGTGTCAAGATCGGCGGTCACTTTCGCAACCTTGGGCCGATCCATCCCTCTGCCGCTATCGGCATCCCCGGTGCCCATTTTGGACCCTCTGCCATGATGTCCTCGAATTCTTTGACCTTGCATGTGCCTATCGGTGCCTCTGCAATCACTTCATCATGGATGCTCAAGAGTAGGCGGAACGGGTCGCGCTGGTCAACCCGATACATCGCTTCGGCGAGCAAGTCCCGCGACGATGCTTGATCGTAATTCTCGACGAGCACGCCGCCGTGCGCTCCGCAGCGTTGCCACTTTTTCGTGACGATGTTGCGGCCCATGAACGACAAGTGCGGCTGCGAAAAGTTTTCGGGCGGATCATTGGTGAGCGTCTTGCGTTGTTTCTCGGCGAGCTTCTCCGCGTGATAGCGGACGCGATTGAAGGCGACGCCGGGCTTTGCAGGAAATCGGACGACAGTCGGTGTGCCGCGCTCGTTCTTTGCTTTGAACGTCCATGTGATCCGGTGATGCACTTCCGGGTCGAGGTACGCGAGCAAGCGCCCGCTCGGCAGACGGCAATGCAGGAAGCGACCCTCGACGAAATACTGCACCGAGCCGATGCCCATCTCGTCGCCGCCGCAACTCCATTCGCCGCCCTCGACGACTGCGTTGATCGCGGCGTCGTTGCTCGCCTTCCACAGCGCCGGCACTTCCGGGTACATTTCCTTGCGGTAGATTTTCACAACGCCTTGACAGAATTCGTCGGGCAACCAAATGCCCTCGTCCATCCACACCGTTGATTGGAATTTTTCCCATCCCATCGCGTAGCCGAGACCGAGAATGGCTTTCTTTCCGAGATTGCGCTCGCTCTTGTCCTTTTTGGTTATCTCGCGCCGGTAGATCGCGCTTGCCATCTGGCAATACAGATCGGTTGTTGCTCCCGGTGCGAACGAGTTGAGCATCGCAACGCAGCCGGACAGCCACGCGAGCTTGCGCGCCTCGATGGCATTGAAGTCGGCCGCGTATAGCTCGTAGCCATCCGACGCGACGAGCGCGCCGCGACACGCTTTGGCGAGAACGTGCAGCGCCTTGTCGCCTCCGGTGATGGCCTCAAGGAATTCAAAATCAGTTTCGACGCTGAGAAGCTCGCCCCAAATCTCGGGCATCTCGACCATGTAGCCGCGCACGAAGTTATGCGGCTGTATGCCCTTGCCGGCCCATCGCCCGGTGCGATCCGCGCCGTTGTAGAGCATGATGTCGTGCACGCGGCCATCCGGGCAAACGGCTTGCGTCATGCGCTTGAATTTGGAGACGCTCGGCTTGTTTACTTCCAAGCAAATTTCCATCGAGCGTCGCAGCGGCAGTGCGGCGTCGCCCCACATCCCCCACTTCTCGTCTTGCGCGGGCTTCGCAGCTTCGCGCGCTTGATCGCCGGCCTTGATCGGGACGCCGTAGAGCGCGAATGAGAGTGTGTCGGCTTTAGTGTTAGCGAGATAGCCGCCGCTCAAGTCGGTGAGTTGTTTGTTTGCCCAATTGCGCCACGCGACGCGCTTGCCTCCGCCCTGCACCGCGCCTTCGGTGATCTGCACCATTTCGGCGTTGAGGCGTTTTACCTCTTGCTTGACAAGCTCGTTCGCCGCTTCGACGCCCGCGACATCGAGCTTGACGCCGCGTATGTTCATTCGTTGATCCATGCGCCAGTAATCAAGCTCGCGCTCGGTCATCTCCGGGCACCACTTCGACAACCATCGCTCGCCGCGCACGTCCTGTGCGCAGTATTCCCAATTCTTGCGGTGATCTTCCTCGCTCTCGTCGAAATAAGCGATGCGCTCGGCGGGCGCGGGCCGCTCGATGTCGCGCTCGGCAGGCGGAGGCGGATTGTCTGTCCAACGATACACGCCGGGCATGAGCGTCTCAGCGTGGCCCGGCTCAAGGAAAAATCGCTGCGTCATCTGGCGAATAGAGCCGCGCTGCGATTTGGAAAGCGCGCCGGTCATGCTGTACATTGTCTCAAGGTCGAAGTCGTCGCCCTCGTCGTACAGATCGGAGATTTCAAAGCGCACCCACGTGAGCCACTTTTCCTCGTCCATGTGCAGGATGCGATAGCGCGGCTTGCTGAGTTTGTTTATGAGCCGGCGGCCATCGGCCATCTTATGGAACTCGGTCGGCGCACCTGCGGCCTTGAGCGCGTCGCCCAATGCGCGCGGCAGTGACAGACATGACGCCTTGGCGGCGCTGCACCGCATTTGCTCAAGCTTGAGCTTCACATCGAATTCAGGAAACTCGCGCGTGAGCACTTCATTCCAGATCGCGAATTCAAAGCCCGCGTTGTGCGCCTCGAATGTCTCCCCGGATCGAATGCGCTCGATTAGCTCGTCGGGGCGTCGCGTCTTTTGGCACCACGGCTCTTTGCCGTCCTCTTGGTGCGCGCGATGCCACAGAAACACGTCGGCGTCATCGTCGAATGACCAACACAGGCAAAGGACTTGTGTGCTCGGGTCCATCGCGTAGCGCGTGGCACCGAGCTCTGTCACGTCGATGACGGATCGGGTTTCAAAATCGGCGAAAATCACTTGAACCTCGTCACCCTGCCCACTTCACTCTCGATGCTGAGTGGCTTCATGCGGCCTCTACGACGCGGAGAATTGGCTGTAGCAACTCGCGGAACGCTGTCGCGCATTCAGCGCGAGCATCCGCGACGTGCGCTTCCGTGCCGCGATCACCGGGCACGCTATTCGCTGCGGCGCGTGCGAGGCTTTCAACGGCCTCGACCGCGCGCTCAACCTTGGTATTGATTGCCGGACTTGCCACGGTCTCACCCTTGTTGCGAGCGTTGGGAGGGGTCGCTAATGACCATGGACGACTAGCGCCCCTCCCGCTGCACGAACACACGCCCGGTCCTTGGCTAGAGGCCCCGATCAGTGCCGGGACGTGGCAAGCCGTTGCGTGTCGCTAACGTGTCGGCGACGAGGCTGCGCAGCCCCGCCGCCGGCACGAACCGTTTAGACGCCGAAGTCGTCGGCGGCATCCGTGCCGTCGCCGCCCAAGTCGTCGCTGTCGCCGTATTCGGCTGCGTCGCCGCCGAAATCGTCCTCCGCCGACGTGAAGGCGTCGAGCCGTTCGCCGTCTTTGATCTTTTGCAGATTGCCGAGACCGATGGCGATGCCCTTGCCGATGTTATTGAACGCATAGGGATTGCACGACGCACGCGCGTAGCAGCCGGCGTAGAATTCCTCGTCGCCGTCTTGCGTGATCGGAATGCCGTTGCGGTCAACGAGACCGGGCTTCCGCTTGGTCGAGGCGAGCGTAAAGAACACAGTGCCGGGGCCGTAGCCGGCATAGGTCTTTTCCTCGCCGCGATGGAGCGGGAACTTGTACGCGCGATTGAGCGACAAGTCCTTAAAGGACATTTTGAAAGCTTCCATCGACGCCTTACCGCAAGCGGCGATGATCGCGTTCCACTTTTCCTTGTCTTTGTCGGGCCACGCGCCCGGCACCTTGAAGCTCGTCACACCGTTGACGACTTCAAAGCCTTCAAACAACGCGACCACGCTGTAGCGGCCGGGCTGTCCCTCTTGGAAAGCGCGCTTCGCGAAAACCTCGACGAAGCTTGCTCGGAACGGCGGCGTCAAAAGCGTCACCCTCTTTCCATCTTGTGCCATTGTCATTTATCCTCTGATTGATTGATGGGACTAGGCATGTTCGCCGGAAGCGCCGGCTTCGCACTCGGTCTCTCGACCGAATTCGGGTTTTGATGCGTCACGTGTTGCCCGACGAATGTGTGCAACAGATTTTGCATCGTGTCGTTGAGCGCCTTGGACCGCTCGGCACAGCCATTACAGTCACGCAGGCGTTGGATCAGCTTTCTCATTTGGTTGCTCGGAAGTGATGACGATGAACTTCGCGTCGCGGATAGTCATCGGTGAATTTTGGCCGGGTATGCGGCCTTCGCGATCTGCGATGACGACGAGCTTGTCGTCGATCACCTTGCGACCAATAAGACGGGCGATGTCCGCGTCGATGCCGTCGAGATAATGCTCCGCTGTCGCAAGCTCCGTGTAGTACATCCGCTCGACGACGAGGACACGGAGACGCTTGCGACGTTTCAACTCGTCGAGCAAATCAACGTCGGCGATGCCCTGAAATTTTTGCGCGAGATTATTTTCGCGATGTTTTGCGTCGCTCATGGGACTTCCTCACGTTGCGGCGGGGACCGCGTTTATAGCCCGCGATGACTGCAAAAGGCAAGCACGAATAGCGCGATCACCGCCCACGGCGCGAGTGCCAAAAGCGGAAGCCAATGCCGGCGGTCGCCGTCGTGCCACTCACGCGGATCAACCGGCGACATCTTCGGCCGGTCACGATATTGGCGGCGGCGAAACGGGACCACGGTCATACCTTCACACCTTTCTTGGCGAGATGCTTCACCGGGTTGCTATGGCGGATGTCGCGCAGTCTTTTGTTTTGCTCGGCGTTATGCGAGCGCACCTTGTCGAGCGGCGACTTGTAGGCGCTGTGGATATGCGGAGCCGACAACGACGAGCGGCCCCAATTCTTGCAGAGCCACGGCTCCGCCCGCGCCTCGCAGCGGCACTTGTCACCGAGCGCGCAATTGGCGCGAACGTCGGCGCACGTCAACTCATTCTCACTGAGAGCCATGGCTTCCCTCGCCCGGCAGTGCTGGCACGTCACCGACTGCCACAGCGACAGGCGGCTGCAAGCCAACACAGGTTAGCTCGACGCACGCGCCGCTCGCGAGCTTTGCAAGCTCGTCGGCGTCCGGCTTCCATGTCGAGATGTGATAGTTGCGGACGCCGTGCGTCTCGACGCGCACCGACAGCACACCGCAGCGCCCGTCGCGCTCGTCGTCCCATCCCTCGGGCTTGACGAACGGATTGGTCTCACCTTTAGTGGGAACGGGCTTCATTTGCGCTTCGCTTTCTTTTGCGCCGCCGCCCACTTTTTGTTGCAGATCACGCAGCCGTCACCGTCATTGCACTGTGGCTTGCGCTTCGCCTGATAGGCGTCGGCAGATTTGCATTTGAACATGAAGGCCATATCACACTCCGAAGTCGCTTTCGTCACCCTCAAGCGCGTCGTTGGCAAAATCCTCCCCCGCGAGAGCATTCGGGTCAACTTCCTCACGCGGGTCCTCCCGGAATGCCACAGCGATCTTGCCGGGCGGTCGAACGGTGAGCGTCTCGACAATATCCTTGAGCACTTTTTTCTTGAGACCGGGGAACGGCGCTTTTTCGAGTTGAGCCGGTGACTTTAATTCCGGTTCGGTGAGCATCAACGTCTCGTCGAGACCGTGCTCGGCGATCAACGCCGCCTTGGCCGTCTCAGGATTGGGCGACCACTTCCGATTGCTGCGACCACGCACAAGCTTGCAGCCCGGCACGGATCGGCCGCCGACCATCTCTGCCATTGCTTGCGCGAGCATGTTGCGCTTCCATCCATCGAAGATCGGAATGAACTTCATGCGGCGTGCAAGCTCGGTGTTGTCGGTCGGCACCACAGGCTCGGCGAGCAACGGATCGTCGTTGAAATCGACGCCCGCTTCGACCGCGATCATGCCGTCGAATTCCTCGCACCGCGTATTGGCCGGGCAGTACGTGCACCAATCCCCGGCGCGCAGCGCCGCGTTGGGCGCGCTCGTCGCATCGGCCGCTTCCTTCATCTGAATTTCGTATAGCTTTAGCTCGTCGGCGCTGTACGCGACCGGCGGACGCACTTGGCCTTCCTCATGCGCCGCGTTTGGTTGAATGAGATGGCAGACGACGCCAAGGCACTCCGAGTGCTCATGGAGCAAGCCGACCGCATATTGTTTCAGTTGATCGTTGTCGCGATGATCGACCACGACGCGGCCGTTCTTGTAATCGAAAAGATGTATCCATCCGAGAAACTCGACGAGCGTCGTGTCGGCTGTGCCGCCGAGACGGCTGTCGAGCCACGTCATGTCGAGATAACGCTCGGTGTACAGGTCGGGCGTGTCAAGCTCGGCGCGCACGCGCTCGACTTCATCAACAAACATCTGCACGCCGAAAAGCATGTCGTCGTCGATTGGAAACAAAAACCATCCGCTGTCCGGCTCGACTTTGGTCGCGATGATCTTGTCATCGGCCTTGCAGATGATTGTGTCCTCTGTGCCCGGCTTATGGACGAGGCACACCTTGCCCTTGTAAGGCGCGCTGTCCGTCTCGCCGTCGATCATCATTGTCTCGATGACCTTGTGTGCGCCCGTGCCCTTCATCGCTTCCGGCCCGGCGGACGAGCTTTCATCGCCGATCTTTTTGACCGAGCCGGCGCAGTTCATCCACCTATGCGACGATGACGGTGAGAGTTTAGCGTGCTGCGCCATGTTCTACTCGCTTCCTTGATGTCATGCTTATCCGGTTTAGACACACAGCCCTATATCTTGTGGTCACGGGAAAACCAGCGTTTTACCATTCCACGCGCAGTCTAGAATGTTCGATTTGATGTAAGCCAAAATCTCGGCGTCCAGCGAGGCGAGCTTGGCCTTGTAGTCGGCGTCCAGCGGGGCGAGCTTGGCCTTGTAGTCGGCGTCCAGCGGGGCGAGCTTGGCCTTGTAGTCGGCGTCCAGCGGGGCGCGCTTGGCCTCGTAGTCGGCGTACAGCGGGGCGCGCTTGGTCTCGTAGTCGGCGTACAGCGGGGCGCGCTTGGTCTCGTAGTCGGCGTACAGCGGGGCGCGCTTGGTCTCGTAGTCGGCGTCCAGCGGGGCGAGCTTGGCCTT